ATTCAGTAGGTTCAACTGCGGCGGCGGTTACAGTAGAACACTTCTTTCAAGCTATCGCAACATTAAGAAGAAACAATGTTCCTTTAAATGATGTTGTAGCAGTATTTCATCCAGATATTGCTTATGACCTTAAAAAAGGCATAACAAATACATTTGCAACTTCTGGAAACGTATCTGATTTAGCAAACGAAGCATTAAGAAATGGTTTCATCGGAAGTTTAGGTGGAATTAGAATCTTTGAAACTTCTAATATTGCAAACACAGGAAACGCTGGTGACTTTAAATCAGCTATGTTCCATCGTGATGCTTTAGGTATGGCGATGATGCAAGATTTAAAAGTGGAGACGCAACGTGATGCAAGTTTAAGAGCAGATGAAATTGTAGCAACAGCAGTATATGGTGTCGGTCAATTACACGATACTTATGGTGTTGAAATACAAGGTGACTCTAGTATAGTAAGCTAATAATCATATTCTTATGGGCGAGCAATCGCCCATAGGGCATAAGGAGAAATGATGATTAAAAAAATTAAAAAGATTTGGAATAAATTTGTAGATTGGTTATTCAAAGGATTTTATAAGTAATGGCTAATTTTACAGGTGCAAATGTTATAGACGCAACAGAAGTAGCAAAGTATCAATCAGACATTTTTGATTTTGGTATTGGCTCAGGAACGTCAGAGGTTGCTTTTTATATATTACAAACAACAAACGATATTTTAAGAGAACTAAGAAGTAGATGGTTTCCTACTTATAAAACAAACGTATATACAGATATTACAGTTTTAAACACGCCAGAGATGGATAATACAAAAGTCAATTTAGACCAATTCAAACGTGCTGGTGTATATTTATTTCTTGGTAGATTTATGCTTCCAGCATTATCAAAGTTTAGACCAGAAACAGACAAAGATAAATTTGAAAGAATGGCAGAATATTATATGTCAGAATATAACAAAGAATTTAGAATGATTCTTGAAGATGGTGTTGAATACGACTCAGCACAAGATGGTTCAATCAATGTAAACGAAAGAGAACCTCTACATGGATTTAGAAAACTTGTTAGATAATGCTTAAAGTAAAAGTATCAACTAACTCAAAACAGGTATCTAATTACATAAAAAAGTATTCAAGCACAGTTACAAAAGCATTAGATATATCTATAAAACAAGCTGGGTTTCAATTAGTAGCAATTATTAAAGAATTGACAAAAAAAGGTCTGGATTTTAGAAGAGCAAAATTTGCACCATATAGTGAGGGTTATTTAAAAAGATTACAAAAAAAGGGTGAACCTACAAAAGTTGATTTATTTTTAACTGGAGAAATGTTAGGTTCTTTAACCACAAAAAGAACAGGAAAAAATAAGGCTAGTGTTTTTTTTAACAGGTCAAGTATGACAACAAGAGCATTATTTAATCAGACTATGATGGGAAGTAGTAATAGAGAGTTTTTTGGATTTGATAAACGTACTGAAAAAATTATAGGAAATCAATTTAGAAAAACAATGACAAAAATTTTACAAAGAGTATGAGTACAAGAGAAAATATAGCTTCAAACATCGCATCAACTATTAGCGGTATATCAAGTCCATCAATTAAAAAGGTAACTCGGCAACCTTTTGATTTAGACGAATTATCAGATAAACAATATCCAGTTGTAATCGTACAAACATCGGAAGAAACAAGAGAAGATGTTGAGATTGGTAGTGGTGCAAAAACAAGACAAGGAACTATTGATTTTGTTTTATCAGGTTTTGTAAAAGGTGCAGAGGCTAATATTGACACTTTAAGAAATCAACTTATCACCGCTATTGAAACAGAATTAGAATCTGATATTACTAGAAGTGGCAATGCACTTGATACAGAAGTTATATCTGTTGAAACTGATGAGGGGACTTTATTCCCTATTGGTGGGATACGGATGACTATTAGGTGTATTTACACATTTGATTCAGGAACACCATAACAGGAGAAATAAATGGCAGACGCAAAAATTATAGATAAGATAGAAAAAAAAATAGATAAAATTGAACAATTACATGATAAAGAGTCTTTACTTTGTGAAGAAGTAAAAGATTTATTAGAAGAACTCAAAGGCGAAGAAATCGAAGAAGATGAAGATTTTGACGAAGATGAGATTGAAGAAGAAGATGAATCAGATGAAGATTAGTTTGATTTATTATGTTAAAAGTAGTAAAAGCAAAAAATAGGAGAATATAATGGCAGTACATCATGGAAAAGAGGGTGAAGTAGTTGTAGGTGGCTCAGCAGTAGGAGAGTTAAACAGCTTCACTTTAGAGACAACAGGAGATGTTGTTGAAAGCACAAAAATGGCAGACTCAGCAAAAACATTTATTGCTGGTAGAACATCATTTTCAGGAACTTTAGAAATGCACTTCGACGAAGCTGATAGTGTGCAAACACAATTAGTTGCTGGTGCTAGTGTTACTTTCAAATTATTACCAGAGGGTTCATCTGCTGGTGATAGAAAATTTGAGGGTGCTGGTATCATAACTGGTATGAGTGTAAATCAACCACTAGACGGAATTGTTGCTAGAAGTGTTACATTTCAAGGAACTGGTGCTTTAACAATCGGAACTGAATAATAATATATGTCAATACTTGATAGAGTTAAATCTCATTTTGAGACTCTGCAAACGATAACTATTGAAGTTCCAGAATGGAAAGACGAACAAGGTAATCCATCATTATTTTATTCTGAACCTTTAACACTTGAAGAAAAAAACATAATATTCAAAAAGTCCAATAACTTTCAAGATTTAACAGTTTTAGTTGATTTGATTGTGATGAAACTTCAAGTAAAAGATGAAAAAGGTAATCTAAAAAAAGCGTTTAAACTTGAAGATAAATTTGAATTAAAAAGAAACGCAGATTCAAACGTAATCGCTAGAATATCAAATTTAATTCTTGCAGACTCTAGTTACGAATTAGCAGAAAAAAAGTAAATAGCGACTCTGATATAAGAACAGTATTAGTGGTCGCTGATAGACTAAAACTTCCTTTACAAAAGGTATTAGAAATGCCTGTTTCACATTTTAATCTTTGGGTTGCTTACTTGAAAAAAGAACAAAATGATTATAATAATCAAAAGACAACCGCTAAAATAAGAAAATAGAATATGGCAAATCAAAGACTTAAAATAGATGTAGTAGCACAAGATAAAAGCAAACAAGCATTAGGAAGAGTACAAGCAAATTTATCAAAAGTTAGACAATCTGTTTTTAATTTAAGAAACGCTTTTATAGGTATTGGTGCTGGTGTTGTTTTAAAAGGTTTTTTTGATGCTGGTATTCAAATAGAAAATTTGGGAGTTCAATTAAAAGCATTATTTGGTTCGGCAGAAAGAGGTAAAAAAGCATTAAAACAAGTAACAGATTTTGCATCTGGCACACCATTTGAACTAAGAAATATTCAACAAGGTATTACTGCATTAGCCACAGTTTCAGAAAAAGCAGAATCGTTAGGTATCAGTTTTGATGAATTATTAAAAATAACAGGTAATACAGCAACAGTTTTAGGTGGAGATTTTGCTTTAGCATCTTTACAAATTCAAAGGTCATTTTCTGCTGGTATAGGTAGTGCTGAACTATTTAGAGAAAGAGGTGTTCGTGCTATGGCTGGTTTCAAAGAGGGTGTTCAAGTAAGCACAGATGAATCAATTAAAGGTTTAGCAAAAGCATTTGGAACAGGTGGTAAGTTTGGTAATTTAATTGATGAACTGGCACAAACATTATTTGGAACAATATCAAATTTAAAAGATGCTTTTTTTATATTTCAAGTTGAAGTTTCAGAGGGTTTTTTTGGAGTATTAAAAGAACAGCTTGGAGGTCTTAAAAGTGAAGTTGAAGAAAACAAAAGGGCAATAGCTGAGTTCGGTAATTCTTTTGGAAGAGGATTAGGTAATGTTATTCAAACTACATCAAAACTCTTAGTATTTCTTAAAGAACAAATTGATTTAATTATTTTAGCTTTGAGAGTTTTGATTGGTTTAAAAGTTGTAGCGTTTTTTCATAATATGGCAGTTGCAATAGGAGTTGCTAATGGTGCTATGCTGGGATTCAACGCAACAATAAGAAAAAATTTATTAATTGCTGGTGGTATTGCTATCATTTCCCATTTAGATAAAATAATAAAAAAGGTTTTAGAACTTAGAGACGCATTATTTCCACCACAAATTCAAGGAAAAAATTCAAATGATTTTGAGGGTGTTACTACCACTACAATAAATAAAGGAAAAAGAGAAACTTTTGGTGAAGCTATTTTGCGAAATTTTAGAGCATTAAAGACAACAATAGCAGATTTGAATACTGAGGCTTTACAAAAAATGAAAACTAATTTGACTACTATTGGTGAAATAATTGCAAAAAGTGTAAATTCTGGAATTAAAAAAACAAGTGATGGTATAGCAAGGTCAGTTATCATGGGAGAAAAATTAGCAGATACATTTAGAAAAATGGCACAAGAAGTTGCAGTAAGGTTATTATCAGCAATTATTGAAATGGGAATTAGAATGGCAATTCAATTTGTTTTAAAGCAAAAAGAACTTGCAGTTGAGAAAGCTAAAACTGGAGAAATGAAAAGACAACTCCAAATTCAAACTGCCATGATGGCTATGTCAGGAAACCCTATGGCTATATTTGGATTTATGGGTTTTCAACATGGTGGTGCAGTTTCAAAAGGAAAACCAATAGTTGTAGGCGAAAGAGGTGCTGAATTATTTGTTCCAAATCAAACAGGACAGATTACACAAAATGCAAGAGGAATGGATGGTCAAGCTGTAAATGTAAACTTTACAATAAATGCAGTTGATGCTTCAGGTATTGACAGACTATTAGTAGAAAGAAGAGGAACAATATCAAGAATTATTAATGAGTCAGTAAATGAGAGAGGAGTTCCAAGTTTAATTTAATGAGTGGTGCATTTCCTATATCAACAGCTAATTTTCAATCAATGGGTATTAAATCTATCCAAACAACTATTATTTCTAAAAGCGATAGTGGTAAAAAATTTGCAAGACAAATAGATGGTCAAAGATTTGGTTTTACTGCATCTATTATTACTGGAAAAAGAAGTGATATTTATGGAGAGTTAATGGCTTTCATTATTAAACAAAGAAGTAGCAAAGAAAATTTTACAATTATTCCTCCTGAACTAGAAGATGCTAGAGGAAATGAAACAGGAACACTTGCGGTAAATGGAAGTCACACTGCTGGCGATACTACTATTGCTATTGATGGTTTTGCTAGTGATGGCTCAGGAAGATTAAAAGCTGGTGATTTTATTAAATTCAATGGTCATACTAAAATCTATATGGTTGTCTCAGATGTAACAAGTTCATCCAACTCTGCAACAGTTACGATAGAACCACCTTTAGTTTCTGCATTAGCAGATGATGAAACTGTGAGTTATGACAATATTCCTTTTACTGTGCATTTGACTAATGATATTCAAGAGTTTGGTGTTGTAGGTGCAGATAAAGATGGAAACCTACTATACAAATTTGAACTTGATGTCGAAGAAGCATTATAAAATAAAATACTTTATCAATGTTGATGTTTTAGCAGAAGAGATTGTTGAAGCATCTGAGATTGACGCAGAAAATTTAAAATTGAAACAAAGAGAGTTTCCTAGTAAAACTGCAAAATGGGTCGTCTATAATGACATGAAAGTTAGGAGAAAAACAATAGAAGATTATGACGAGAAGTTTATCGACAGCAATAAAAAATGAATTAGCAACTAATGATATTAGACCTGTTCATTTAATTACTTTTGGTTTTAGTACGCCAGTTAATATTACTGATTGTTCATTTACATTGACAAGTTCAGTATCTGGTTCAAGCGTTACATATTCAGCATCAAGTTTTATCATGGGTTTATCTAATTTTTCTGAAGAAGTAGATATAACAAAAACAACTTTGAATATTGGTTTGTCTGGTGCAGACCAAACATTTATTTCAACAGCACTTAACGAGAATGTAGTAAATGATTCTGTAACAATTTTTAGAGGTTTTCTTAACGATACCAACACACTTATTGCAGACCCTTTCCTACTTTATAAAGGCACAATAGATACTTTTGAAATATCTGAACAAGGTAAAGATAGTAATATAATATTTAAAGTTGTTTCTCATTGGGCAGATTTTGATAAAACAAACGGAAGAAAAACAAATAATACATCTCAACAAAGATTTTTTTCAACTGATGTTGGTATGGATTATTCAAGTGAAACAGTACAAGATATTAAATGGGGAAGAACATGATGAATCAACTGATAATTTTTTTTCATAACTTTGATAAATATAAGAACAACACTTATCAAGAATTGTATCATCATCTGATGCCATCAATAAATTTAAATCAATACAAAATATTTGAGGACTCAAAAGGTATTTATGGTTTTGTTAACTGGGCAAGATTGAACAATACAGACGAAGAATATTATACTAAAACAGGTTCTTTGAATAAAAACCAGTGGAACTCAGGTAAAAAACTTTGGCTTTATGATATTGTTATTTTAAGAAAAGCAAAAGAAGTAATGAGATGGGTCTATAATTATTTTAAAGGTTATTTGAGAACAAATGAATCTATTAATTGGTTAAGACTTGATAAACAAAATAATATTTACAGAATAGGCAAAAAATACAAAAGAGAGTTTCATAATTAAATGGGTGGTGCAGTTAAAAAAGTAATTGAGTTTCCAATAAAGGTTGTTAGCAAAGCCTTATCTTGGCTAGCACCGCAACCACAAATACCTGAGTTTGGAGAAACAGATTTTGACCAATTCGAAAAAGGCATACTTCTTAACAAACAATCAAATGACGCAAATATTCCTATTGTCTATGGAGAAAGACTTATTGGTGGTGTTAGAGTTTTTTTACAAACATCAGGAACAGATAATGAATTTTTATACATGGCTTTAGTTTTATCTGAGGGTGAGATAAATGCCATATCTGAAATAAGAGTAGATGACAAAGTAGTAACATTTGATGGTGCTTTATCAGATAACACACAGAGAGACGTAGCAAGTTCAGATTCTAATTTTTATAAAGATGCTGTTTCATACATAAGAATAGAACCTCATTTTGGTAGTGATAGTCAAAGTGCATCGAGTTTATTATCAACACTATCAAGTTGGGGAAGCAACCATAAATTATCAGGCATTGCATATCTAGCTTTGAGATTTAAATGGAATCAAGATATTTTTGGAAGTGTTCCAAAAGTACAAGCAAAAATACAAGGTAAAAAAGTTGTTACATTAGCTTCTGACTTATCTGAATCATCTCCAACTTTTTCTTCAAATCCAGCTTTTTGTTTATTAGACTATTTAAGAAATTCAAGATATGGAAAAGGTTTAGCAACAACAGATATAGATTTACAGAGTTTTAGAGACGCATCACAAGTTTGCATCACACAGGTTACACCTTTTGGTGGAGGCAGTGATATAAACCTTTTTGATTGCAATGCAATAATTGATACCTCAAAAACTATAATTGATAATACAAGAATCTTCCTGAGAGGGTGCAGAGGTTTTTTACCTTATACTGGTGGTAAATATAAATTAGTTATTGAGACAACAGGTTCAGCTTCAATTACTTTGAATGAAGATGATATTTTTGGTGGATATAGTTTAGCAAGTGAAGAAAAAAACAACAAATATAATAGAGTAATAGTTTCATTTGTAAACCCTGATAGAAACTTTCAAGTAGATGAAGTTCAGTTTCCACCAGTAGATGACTCAGGTTTAGCAAGTGCAGACCAACACGCAACAATGAAAACTGCTGATGGTGGTTTTCTACTAGAGGGTAGGTTTGACTTTCAGACAATAACAAGTCCTTATCAAGCAGAGGAGATGGCAGAGATTATTTTAAGACGAAGCAGAGAAGCTAAAAAACTTAATATCAATGCTGGGGGTGATGCTTACGATTTAGCGATTGGAGATATTGTAAATATAACTCATGCTTCTCTTGGATTTAGTGCAAAAGCATTTAGAGTAAACAGCATATCTTTTAACGAAGATTTTACAGTTGGTTTGAATCTTATTGAACATCAAAACTCACATTACACTTTTGCATCAAAAAATCAGGTTTCAAGCACACCATCAACAACATTACCAAATCCTTTTGTTATTCAACCACCATCTGCAATAACACTTAGTGATGAGATGATTGAATATGCTGATGGAGTTGTAATTACTAGGCTTAATATTCTTATTACAGCATCACCTGATTCTTTTGTTCAATACTATCAAGTTGAAGCAAAGAAAACATCTGAATCTAATTTTAAAATTATATCAAGCGGAACTGAACTTAGACATGAATTTTTGAACGTGATAGATGATGAAAATTATACAGTAAGGGCTAAAGCTATTAATGCACTTGGAGTTTCATCTAGCTTTATATCTGCAACACATACAGTAGTTGGTGCAACTGAAACACCACAAGACGTAACAGATTTATCAGTATCATTAGTAGGTTCAAATCAAATGGAGTTATCTTGGACTCCTGTAACTGATTTAGATATTTCTTGGTATGAGATTAGATACCAAAATGTAACAAGTGGTGCGACTTGGAATGAAAGTACACCTCTTGCAAAAGTTGTTAGAAGAAAATCAAACTCTTTAGTTGTCAACGCACAAGTTGGCAGTTATTGTATTAAAGCAGTTGATAAATTGGGAAACAGTAGTGCCAACGCATCTATTGTATCTACTAATATTTCAGGTCTGCAACAATTTGTAAATGTTTTTACTGTGAGTGAATAATGGCAGATTTTTTAGGAACAAGAGATACAAGCACAGCATTATCAACAGACAACGCTGGTCGTTTAGTTCTTATTTTAGACACAATTACTCAAACAGATAGTTTAGTAGGCAATATTGATTCAGCAGAGGGTTTTTTTGATTTAGGCGGAACAGACTCAACATCAAATCCTACTAATTTTGGTGGGAATATTAAAGCATCTGGTGAATATCAATTCTCAAACAGTTTATCTTTAGATGCCATTTATGATTTAAATATTGGTGCAATAATTGGTATGTCTGCTGAAGATGAGTATGATTTATTTGATTCAGGTAGAGGTGCAACTAATTTTGAAGATGCAAAAGCACCTTTTGATGGCTCTCCTGAAATACAATGCGGTGCAGAAGTTCTAGTGGGTTCAGATAATACTAGCTTAGATAACATTACGACCTTTAGTAAGATAGCACAGCAAAAAACTATTAAAGGCAGATTTTTCAAATTTAAATGTAAACTTACAAGTGAGGATAATAAAGTTAGAGCCAAAGTTCATACCTTACAATTTACTGCAAATTTTGAACGAAGAACAGAAACAGGAGAAGATGTTGTAGCTTCAGCATCAGGCTCAACAATCACTTATACAAATTCATTTTTTGCTACCCCAAGTATAGGAATATCAGCACAAGGTTTAGCCACAGGGGACTATTATCAGATTACAAGTAAGTCAAAAGATGGTTTTACAATTAGGTTTTTTAATAGTAGTAATACAGGTATATCAAAAACATTCGATTATCAGGTCGTAGGTTTTGGGTTGAAATCAACAAGCTAAAGGAGTAAAAGAAGTTATGAGTCAAGTATCAGATGTAGATTTAGCGAATCAAGGATTTGCAAGTTTTAGAACAGAACTTAATAATATATTAGGTGCTATAAACACCTCACATCTTGGAAGTTCAGCACCATCTTCAGTTGCACAAGGAACAATTTGGGTAGATACTGGAACAACAGGATTTTTAAAAGTAAAAATTAATGATGGTTCAGATAATTTAGAATTATTTAGTATCAACATTTCATCAAACGCAATAACGAGTCCAGCATCGGTTACAGGTTCTATTACAGAGTCTGACCCAAATGCTTTACCGCTTGCGATAGCTTTAGGATAGTAATATGGCAAATACATTTAAAGTAAAAACTAATGGGGCAATGCCAGCTTCTGCTGGAACACCTCTAACTTTGTACACAGGAAAATCATCTACAACAACAGTAGTTATTGGTTTGTTACTTTGTAATATTCACACAGCTTCAGTTACAGCTAGTGTAAAAATAGAATCAGACACATCAGACACAGAAACAAATGAAACAGTTTTTGTTGTAAAAGATGTTACGATTCCTGCTGGAACTTCATTAGAAGTTTTATCAGGTGGAAAAGTAGTATTACAAGCGACAGACGTTTTGAAAATTGATTGTTCTGTATCTGCAAAGATAGATGCAACATTAAGTATTTTAGAAATAACATAGGAGTTTTAAGTGCCTTACATTGGACAAGCACCAGCACCAAAAGTTATTACATCAAGCGACCTAGCTGATGATGTAGTAACGGCAGATAAAATAGGTGATACAGCAATTTCAGGATTTTCTGCATTAACAACAGAACCAGCAGACACAGATGAGTTTTTAATTAGTGATGGTGGAGTCTTAAAAAGACTTGATGCTAGTCTTGTTGGTGGTGGAAGTTTGGTAAAATTATCTTCAGCTACTGCATCAAATTCAGCAAACATAACATTTGATAGTTCTGTTATCACATCTACCCATAAATATTATCAAATTCATTGTATTGATTGTGTAATTCAAACAGATGGTAATAACATTGCTATGAAAATTTCAACAGATAATGGCTCAAGTTATATATCATCAAATTATCATTTTCTTCATAATGTTTCAGACACAGGCACTTCTTCTAATGCAGTTGAGACAAGATACTCTTCAGCAGACTCTTTAATTCCTGTTTTTGGTATCACAAGTGGATTTGGAAATGCTGGGAACGAACAAGGTTTTAGTATAATAGAATTATTAAATCCACATAGTGCAAAAGCAAAACTTTTTAGATACAATTCAACTTATCTAAATAATAATGGTGAACTAACAGAAAATGTTGGTCACGCTATGTATAATACAACAAGTGCTGTTAATAACATCAAACTTGCTCCAGAATCAGGAAACATAACATCAGGCACGTTCATTTTATACGGAGTAACCCCATAATGGCATATATAGGTAATCCACCAATAACAGGAAACTTTCAAGTTTGCGATGCAATTAGTGTAGTCAATGGACAAGCATCTTATACTATGCAAGTATCATCAGCAAACGTA